AGTGGCGACCACGATGCAGATATCTTTTGGTATTCAGATGCAGACAATGGCGTAGCTTCTATAACGCAATCAGGTTCAGGAGATCACACAGCACGATTAAATTTCTATAGAGATAACTACAACGTAGGGGTAACGCAAAGCGGTATTAATGATAAGTCTTTCACAGCAACTTATAACTGCACAAGCAACTGCACCAAGACGCTAACGATTACCCAGTATGACTAAGTATCTAATACCACTAGTTTTATTGGTATTACTTGGCTTGCCTTTGGTCTATCAGTCAACGCCTACTGAAGTATTAAAACTAAAAACCTTTGATGCTCTAATACCAGAACAAGAACCTTCTGGATATTTTACTGTACTCAACATCACAGATGATGATATAAATAGAGAGGGTGGCTATCCATTATCCAGACAAAGGCTCTCTGAAATACAAAAGCAAATTATAGATAAAGGAGCAATAGGGGTTGGATGGGTTGTCACCTTTCCCAATAAAGGAAGAATAAGTCTTAATGGAGATCAAGCATTTGCAGATACTCTTTCTCAAGTACCCAGTATTCTTGCTATGTTTGAAAACAACAAAGGTATTTATCCTAAAACCACAGGCACAGTAATATTAGGAGAAGATATAGGGGGAACTTTAGCTACAGGAGTAACACAAAATATTCCTATATTGGCTAATAATGCAAATCAAGGTATAGCAGTAGCAAGACCTGAAGTTGATTCATTAGTAAGAAGATTGCCATTATTATTAAGAACTCCCGATGGCTGGGTTCCTGCTTACGGAACCGAAGTTTTAAAAATTTTAGCTGGGGCAGATACCTACGTTATAAAAACGAATGATAATGGTCTTGAAGAAATAAGAGTAAAAGGCTTGCCACCAGTACCAGTAGATTCTTTAGGTCGTAAGTGGATAAGTTTCGTGAATACCCCGCAAACGGATTTATTAGAAATGGATGTCAAAGATACATTTGTATTTATAGGATTTACTGCTAAAGGCATAATGCCACAATTGAGTACTCCCGTTGGATATTTAGAGCCACATTTTATACAAGCAGCTTTAGCAGAAAGTATATTAATAGAAAATAGTCCTTATGTTCCCGACTGGAGTTTAGCCGTTGAGGTATTAATCTTTAGTGTAACTACTATTTTGGCATGGTATTTAATAAATATTTTTGGTATAACTTTAGGAATATTATTTACCAGTCTATTATTTTTATTAACAATAGGAAGTGGTTATTATTTAATACAACAAGGACTTTTAATAGATGTAACTTGGGCTTTAATATCACAGTTTATTACAGCATCTACAGCGTTTTATTTACGTTTTAGAGAACAATACAAACTTAGACAGCAAATTAAAGAACAATTTGGTAAATATCTTGATCCTAGAATGGTCAAAAAATTACAAGATAATCCAGAGTTATGTCAAGTAAATGGGAAACGAGTAGATTGTTCTATTATATTTACAGACCTTCGTGGCTTTACAAGCCTCTCAGAGTCAGTAGAACCAGAAATGGTTACTTATATAATGAATGCTGTATTGGATGTACAAGTGCAAGCTGTTAATAAATTTGCAGGCGTAACAGACAAGTTTATTGGCGATGCTGGCATGTTTCATTGGAACAGTATTATTCCTCAAGAAGATCATCATACATTAGCTTTACAAGCAGCACAGGAAATAGAAAAAAATATTGACCAGTTAAATATTAAATTTAAAGAAGAAGGTATTTCTGAAATAGCTATAGGTATAGGTATCAATAGTGGCATATGTATTGCTGGTAACTTTGGAGCTACAGATAGATTTGCATTTAGTTTGATTGGTGATCCGTGTAATGTAGCAGCTAGATTAGAATCTAGTACGAAGATCGCAGGTGTTGGAGTATTAATAGGCGAAGAAACTGCAAAAAATGTTAATTGTAAGCTACAATTATTAGAACCAATAGAGGTAAAAGGTAAAGCTAAACCATTACAAGTTTATACATGGGCATAAAATATGAGTAAAATTTTAATATGAAAATAGCTTTGATAATGGGCGGACTATTACTTGCTACTGTAGCAGGTTCCGCTTTTTGGGTTAATTCATTACAATCACAGATTGGCACATTAAAAGGTAATCAGATGATTTTAGAAGCCAAGATTCAAGAACAGAATGAAGCTATTGAAACTGCTTTAAACAATCAAAAAAAGGCACAAACTCTCATGGCTTCTTTAGAAAAAGACAAACAAGAAGCTATGCGCAATGTTAATAAGTTAAGAAAAACATTTGCTAAACATGACTTAGATGAATTGACTTTAGCGAAACCAGAACTCATGCAAAGCAAAATAAATAAGGCATCCAAACGAGTCTTAGAAAATTTAGAAAAATTAACCGACCCCAACCAATTTGATGAAGAAGTTAGCGATAATACTTAGTTTGGCTGTAGTGGCTTCAAGCTGTTCTATGATGGGAGATAGGGTTAAACCAGTTTCCGTAACTACTATTGCTAAACAACAACCGATGTACCATCCACCTTTACCAATGGAAGTACAAATGGACCCTGTGGATTGGGAGATACTTACACCAGATAGTATGCAATTGTATCTAGACAATTTAGAGAAAAAGGAAGCACCGAGAAGAGCGTTTTATACATTGTCCAGTAAAGAGTACGAACATTTAAGTATGGATATGGCAGACATCACTAGATACATTACAGAGATATTGGGAATAGTAAGATTTTATAGAGATTATGATAAAGAAGAAGAACCTAAAGATAATAGAAAAAATAAGGAGAAAAAATGATGAATATATCTCAAGAAGGTTTGGCTTTAATTAAAAAGTTTGAAGGTTGTGAATTAAAGGCTTACAGATGTCCAGCAAATGTTTTAACCATTGGATATGGAGTTACCAAAGGTGTAACTGAAGATATGGAAATAACTCAACAAGAAGCTGATGAAATGCTTAATGAAGAGATACCTGAATACGAAGAATATATAAATAATATGGTTAAAGTGCCTTTAGAACAATGTCAATTTGATGCTTTATGTGCATGGGTTTATAATCTTGGACCAACTAATTTAGAAAAATCTACACTACTTAAACTTCTTAATGCAGGAGATTATCATCTTATACCTAGCCAAATAAAAAGATGGAATAAAGCAGGTGGAGAAACTTTAACGGGTTTGATAAGAAGAAGAGAAGCAGAATCTATTTTATTTGAAGGCAAAGAATGGATTGAGATTTAATATGCCGTTAGCTAAATATGTTTTTACACCAGGAATAAATAAAGAAGGAACTAACTACAGTAATGAATATGGTTGGTATGATGCTGATAAAGTAAGATTTCGCAAAGGCAAACCTGAAAGAATAGGTGGTTGGGATAGATTTAGTAATGATAGTTTTATTGGAACTTGTAGAAAAATATACCCATATAAAGCTATTGGTGGCGATCAATTTATTATATTAGGTACTCACCAAAAACTGTATATTCTTAATGGAAGTAGTTATTACGATATTAACCCAATTAGAGCTACTTCTACTAATGGAGTAGTATTTGCAGCAACTAATGGATCATCTACTATTACAGCTACTGATAATGCACATGGGGCTGTTGAAGGAGATTTTGTTACATTTGCTCAAGCTGTTAGTTTAGGTGGATTAATAACGGCTACTGTTTTAAATCAAGAATATCAAATTGTTACTGTTTCTACAGCAGATACATATACATTCATAGCTAAAGATACTGATGGAGATACTGTTACGGCTAATGCTAGTGATACTGGTAATGGTGGTAGTGCTATTGATGGTGTATATCAAATTAACTCAGGCTTAGATGTATATGTTCGTTCTACTGGTTGGGGTGTAGATACATGGGGTGCAGGAACATTTGGTTCTAAAGCTGATTTATCTTTAACTAATCAATTAAGAACTTGGACTATAGATAATTTTGGGGATGATACTATTGCTGCACCTAGAGGTGGACCAATATATTTCTGGGATGAATCAGATGGTTTAACAGCGAGAGCTACTTTATTATCAGCAGAAACAAATGCTAGTGATGTTCCAACTAATGTAATACAAGTAATGACATCTGATGTAGACAAACATTGCATAGCTTTTGGATGTAATCCACTAGGCACAACAACTATAGACCCATTGCTAGTTAGATTTTCTGATAGAGAAAGTGCAATAGATTGGACTCCAACTGCCACAAATCAAGCAGGTGGTGTGCAACTTTCACAAGGTTCTGAAATTATTGGAGCATTAAGAACAAGACAAGAAATACTTATATGGACAGATGCAGGTATCGTATCTATGCGTTTTGTTGGAGAGCCATTTATATTTTCATTTATAGAAGTAGCAGAAGGTCCATCTCTTATAGGACCTAGTGCAGCAGTAAATGCCAATAATAGAGTTTATTTTATGGATAATGGTGGATTTTATATTTACTCAGGTTCTGTTACAAAATTACCATGCACAGTATTAGATTATGTTTTATCTGATTTAAACCAAGGTCAATCATTTAAAGTATTTGCTGCTGTTAATAATATTGCTAATGAAGTTATGTGGTTTTATCCATCAGGAACTAATACAGAAATAAACAAATACGTTTTATTTAATTATTTAGAGAATGTTTGGAGCATTGGAACAACAGATGATAACTTTACTAGAACAGCTTGGGATGAAGCAACAATATTAGAATATCCAATAGCTGCAAGTAAAAATGATGCTACTAATCTTAATTATATTTACAACCATGAGAAAGGACACGGAGATAATGGTAGCTCGTTTACAGCTTATATAGAATCAAGCGACTTTGACTTAGAGCCAGATGGAGAAAAATTTACTTTTATATCTAAGTTAATACCTGATGTTCAATTTAGAAATCAACAAAGTACAAGTGATAGTGTTACTTTTACTATTAAAGGCAGAGATTATCCATTGCAAGATTTATCTACATTGCAAACAATTAATGTAACTCCTGCTTCTACGTTTGAAAATACACGAGCTAGAAGTAGACAAGCAGCTTTAAGGATATCTAATTCATCAAGCGATTATGGATGGAGATTAGGTGATTTAAGATTAGAAATTAGACCAGATGGGAAGAGATAATGGCTGATATCAAAACGATAGCATTACCCTTACCTAGTTTAGAATTTGATTCTAATAACGAAGCTGTTACACGAAGATTAATAGAACAAGCAATAGAAGATATTAATACTAAAATTACTTTGCTTGATAAAATGAAATCTACAACAATAAGCAAAGCCTCTAAACGACATCAATTTTTATTAATGGGTATGAAACATGGCTGATAATCTTAAAGTATTAGGTCAATTAGACCCAGCAGCAACAACAGTTACTGTGCTTTATACAGTGCCAGATATGACACAAACAACTGTTAGTTCTATTGTGGCAGCAAATCGCACAGGTTCTGCTATCACTTTTAGACTAAGTGTTCATGTAGCTGGAGCATCTGCTGATGATAAACAATATTTATATTATGGCAAATCTGTTGCAGCTAATGATTCTCTAGCAATAGTTTTAGGTATAACATTAAATCAAGCAGATGTTGTAAAGGTTTATACAAGTGCAGTAGACATGAGTTTTAATATGTTTGGCTGTGAAACAAAAGAGGAAAGGTAATGCCATTTATGCCTACAAAAATAAAAATTAGAAAAGGCGATACTTTGAGTGAAATAGCTCAAAGGTTTGATACTTCTGTTGCTAAATTAGCTGAACTAAACAATATAAAAAATGTAGATTTTATTAAAGCAGGTGATACTTTAAAACTCCCAAAACTCCCAACGCCTAAATGGTTGGAAAACAAACAAAAGAAAAAGAAAAAATCTTCTTCTATAGAAAGAGTAAATCAATCTGATCCATTTTTTATACAACAAGAAGATGGTAGTTTTGTAAGCACAGCACCTAAGCCTAAGCCTAAACCTACACCTAAAGAAAAACCTAAAGACAAACCTAAAGAAAAAGCTAAAAAGAAAGTTAAAGAAAAACCTAAAAAGAAAGCTAAAGAAAAAGTTAAAGACAAGCCCAAAGAAAGAGACAGAACTATTATGTCTTATTCTGGAATACCAATAAACATAAGACAAATGTTTGATCCTTATGGAGATATTACAGAATCAGATTTGAGTGATGAAGAGTATCAAGCATTTAAAGATACTGTAAAAGCAGCACAAGATAGAGGCTCTAAACAAATTGAGTATGAAGATTATAAAACTCAAGGACAAGGTAAAAGTCAATATGCAGATGTAAGTAGTGCCCAAGGTTTAAAAGGTTTCTTTCAAAATTTAAGAAGACCTAAATATGCTGCAAAAACTACAGTAGGACAAGCCCAGTATAGTGTTGACCCTGTAACAGGAGAAACAGTTATAACAGATCAATTTAATTTTAATGATGCTACTTCTGATGAGTATAGAAGTAAAAACTTTGGATTAAATAATTTAGCAAGTTTTTTACGTTCTTCTTATGAAGGAGGACTTGGATATAATCTTCCAAGAAGATTTGCTAAATACTATGGACCTCAAGAAGGTGAGGGTGGAAATATAAATATAAAATATGCTCAAGGTGGACAAATGAATATAAATGACCAAGTACAAAATATAGCTTCTAAAGGTCGCTATGGCGATACCATGCTTATGCACGTTAATCCACAAGAAGTGCGAGGTTTAGCTCAAACAATGCCTTTAACTGTAAACCCGCAAACAGGACAACCAGAAGCATTCTTACCTTTTCTAGCACCTTTATTAGGAAGTTGGTTAGGAACTACTTTATTAGGAGCAGGAACAAGTGCTGGTTTAAGCGGTTTAGCTGCATCATCAATAGGTGCTGGATTAGGAACGGCTATAGAATCAGGTAGTATAAAGAAAGGTCTAATATCAGGTTTATCAGCAGGAGCATTAGGTGCTGCAATGAACGCTGCATCAGGAGTAGCAAATCCTGACGCTTTAACAGGATTAACAGATGCTGCAACAACAGGAGCAACAAATACTGCTTTACTAGACCCTACCCTTACTAACGCTGCATTAGGTCCAGGTGGTGCGGGCATGGGAGATGTTGTAGGTACAGGCTTAAATGAAGCTGGTCAACAATTTGTTGCAGATGCAGGAACACGAGCATTAACTCGTGCTAGTCCGTGGGATACAGCAGGCAGTATGTTTAGTGGAACTGAAGGTTTTGGAGGAGGTATAGACGCTCTAGGAGGAGCAATGTATTCACCTACTGGTATGTTAGGAGCTACTGCTGCGGGATCATTAGGAGTTATGAATTCACAAGAAGCATTTGCTAGGCAAATGGAACAAGATATTCTTAATAGAGAAGAAGAAAAAAGACAAAATGAGTTAATGAATCCAGAGCCTATGCTTTATTCTGCTAGTGGTGGTAGAACAGGATATTTTTATGGTGGCGAGATAGCTGCTGCATTAGGACCAGATGACATTACTTATGGTAATTTGCCACAAATATATGCACCAGCAAGAACACCTTATGATGTGAATCCTGATTTTATGGCAGGTTTTGCTCCAGAAACTATGTACTTTAATCCAGCTACGATAGCTGCTCCAGCTTCAAGATTAACAGCAGGTGCAGCACCAACTGTACAAGATACTTATACAGGCTCTAAAGGAGGATATGGAGGAACACAGGTATCTATAGCACCACAAACATCTATTGATCCATATGAAGCTTACACAGGTTCAGCTCCTGAAGGTTTAATATATACACCTGAAGCTATACCAGAAGTTCCAGTAGTTCCAGTAGTTACTGATCCAGTTGTTACTGATCCAGATGATGAAGAAGAAGTTGTAGAGCATCCTGGTGATTTAGATGAAGACCCTTTATATCCTATTGATATTGGTGAAGAATTTAATCCTACTGTACCTACAGTTGATATGCCTAATATAGTGTATGAACATGAATATCCTGATAAAGATATAGATTTCTCTGATATAGATATACCTAATATAGATATACCTACTAATATAGATTTCTCTAATATAGATATACCTACTAATATAGATATACCTACTAATATAGATATACCTACTAATATAGATATACCTACTAATATAGATATACCTACTAATATAGATATACCTGATATATATGCACCACCTATTATTCCACCAGTTAATATACCTAATATAGGTAATCCTAATATAGACGTAGATAATACACCTGATGTTGTTTTTGAAAGTGAATATCCTGATAAAAATCTA